TCCATTAGATACAGCAATTACAGGTTGTACTTTAACTACAGTCAATGGATCTGATGTTTTAACAATAGACAAAGGCTCTCATGGATTACTAGTTGGAAGATATGTAACGTTATCCGCAGTAACGGTTACGGCAGCAAGTGATTATACAGCAGGTGATTTAGAAAAAGTTTATGAAATTTTAACGGTTCCTACAATTGACAAATTTACAGTTAAAGCAGTAAGCGCTGAAACAGGAACAGGTATGACTGCAGCAGGAGCTGCTACGGTTAATCCTTATGTTCAAATAGGACCCACAACTCAAACAACAGGTTATGGTTGGGGAACATCTACTTGGGGAGCTGAGACTTGGGGAACAGAGAGATCTGTGAGTAGTGTAACTTTGGATCCAGGCAATTGGTCTTTAGATAATTTTGGTCAAGTTCTTGTTGCAACTATTTTTAATGGAAAAACATTTACTTGGAATGCAGGAGCTTCTGGTCCTAGAGCAGTGAGAGCTTCTACAAGTACTTCGGGCGTTGTAACAACAAATAATCCAACGGCTACCAGAATTACTATTGTATCCGATAGAGATAGACATTTATTTCATTTAGGAACCGAAACTACTATTGGAGATCCTAGTACTCAAGATCCGATGTTTGTAAGATTTTCTAATCAAGAAGATTTAGACACTTATCAACCTACAGCAACCAATACTGCGGGTACGTTTAGATTAGATACCGGTAATCAAATTAGAGCCGCCATACAAGGTAAGGATTATATCTTTGTAGTAACTGATCTTGCAGCTTATGTAATTCAATACGTTGGACCTCCTTATACTTTTTCGGTTAGACAGGTAGGTACTAACTGTGGTTGCATTGGCCAACATGCTATTTCTTACGCAAATGGTGCGGTGTGGTGGATGTCAGGTGAAGGAGGATTTTTTGTATACGATGGTACGGTAAAAGCCTTACCTTCTTTAGTAGAAGACTTTGTATTTTTAAATACAGGCACAGGAAACTTAGGGTTGAACTACGGTTCTTCGGATGTAATTTACTCATCTCCCAATAGTTTATACACAGAAATTAATTGGTTCTATCCTTCAGCAAATTCAGATCAAGTGGATAGATGTGTTACGTATAACTATGGTGAAAATGTTTGGACTACTTCTTCAATAGCCAGAACAACTTATCAAGATCAAGGAGTATTTAATTTACCATATGCTACAGAGTATGATGATTCAACTGCTCCAGTATTTCCAGAAATTTTAGGAATTACAAACTTATATGGAGCCTCTATTTACTATGCTCATGAAACAGGAACGGATCAGATTAACAGCACCGGGACAACTTCCATTGATGCTTTTATTTTATCTGGAGATTTTGAGATAACTAATAACAATAATATAGCCGACCTTGCAGGAGATGGAGAATACATGATGTCCGTTAAAAGATTTATACCTGATTATAAATACCTATCAGGTAATTCTAAAATTACTTTATATTTAAATGATTATCCAAGTGAGACAGCAGTAAGCTCTTCTTTAGGACCCTTTACAATCACCACTACCACTGATAAAATAGACACACGTGCACGAGCAAGATTTGTAGCAATTCAAATAGCTAATGATGCTGTAGGTGAAACTTGGCGTTATGGCACTTTAAGATTAGACGCAAGACCAGACGGGAGAAGATAATGCCTTTTAAATCAGAAAAACAAAGAAAATATTTATTTAAAAACAAACCTAAAGTTGCAAAGAAATTTGCTAAAGATTCTAAAAAGAAAACTCATAAAATGCCAGATGGTACTATCATGAAAGGTGCTAAACACGGTGGCTAAATTAACTAACTATATTCCTGAACCTAAACCAGAGTACGAAGTAGAGAATCAAAGACAGATTGTAGAGTCTTTAACTACTATGAAACAACAGCTTAATTTTTCTTTTCAAGAAGATATGAAAAATGACCAAGAAGCATTAAATTATTTTTTATCCTAATGAGTATATTTTATAACAATCAAACTTTCAGTTTAACTACTACTAATTTAACTACAGTATTAACTATTTCCACTTCTTCTGTTGGAATAGTTAAAACAGTTCAAGCAGTCCACGATACTGCAAGTGCGGTTGATACAGATATTTTTGTTAAAAAAGTTTCTGGAAGTGACGTTCAAATTGGCCATGAAACTTTAAATAAATCTACTGTTAACATGCTAACAAATACCTTGAACTTAGAAGCAGGGGATGTTATAAAAATGCAAGCAGGAACGGCTAATGAAATTTCAGGTATCATTAGTTATGCTTTAATAAACAGAGAGAATGAAAATGGATAATGAAGACTTACCGAGGATAAATTGTACAACTGTAACAACTTATAGAAATACAAAAACAGGTGAAACATCAACCAAGAAAGTAGACGGACCCGATATTGTTGAAGACGTAACAGTTCACGTTTCTCCAAAAGGATTAGAGGTTCTTCAGAAAGTTATGAACAATGCTAAACGAAAAGCCTAAAGGCGGAACAGAAATACAGTTTGAATACTTAGAAAAATACATAGACAAACAATTATTAGATCAAGTTCAAATTACTACCTCTGTTCCTGAAAAAATTCCGTTACACCCTACAAAGTTAAATATACTTTGGCAAAAAAATTCGTACGATCAACCTAATATTGCTCCCTGGATGAGTGACAAATCTAATCACGACAAATATGATTGGTATGTATTCAATTCTCATTGGAGTCATGAGAAATTTAGAATGATGTATAATCTACCTAATCATAAATGCATTGTAATAAAAAATGGTCTAGGCAAAGATATAAAACAAGCTGCTCCTTATAAACAAGGACAGCCTCTTAAAATCATACATCAAAACACACCTTGGAGAGGACTTTCCGTTCTACTAGGCGCAATGCAACTTGTTAAAAACCCTTTGATTACTTTAGATGTTTATTCATCGACTGAAGTATATGGTAAAAACTTTTATGAAAAAAACGATAAAGCTTACGAGTCTTTATATGAACAAGCAAGAAATCTTCCTAATGTTAATTACATTGGATATAAACCTAACGATTATATTTTAGATAATTTACATAACTATAATATGTATGTTTACCCAAGTATCTTTGAAGAAACTTCTTGTATATCTTTATTAGAATCTATGGCCGCGGGTCTATATTGTATTACTACCAACTATGGAGCTCTATTTGAGACCGGTGCAGAATTTCCAATGTATATACCTTATGATGAAAATTACAGAGGATTAGCTGAGAAATTTGCTTATGGTATAGAAGCAGCGGCTCAAACTTTACACGATCAAAGTATTATTAATCATCTCGATTCTCAATCGAGTTATGCAAAAATTTATTACGGGTGGCCTAAGCAAGCATCTTCTTGGACTAAATTTTTAAAAGGAGCAATACAGCATGGGAAAGTCTAACGAACCTATATGGTTTAATGAAAACAAAGTTACTACACTTAATGCAGACACTTATCAGACGATAAAAACAAACAAAGTAGAACCAGGAACAGACGCTTCTGTAAGAACTGTCAATCTAGGAGATAATTCTCCTATTAAAATTATGGTATGCACTCCCTGTCATAGCGATGTTTCTATGCATTACTGTCAAGCTGTTTTAAAATTTCAAATGGAATGTTGGCAAAAGAAAATAATGGTGAGTTTTACTTTATTAAAATCCTCACTAGTAACCCAAGGAAGAAATTTATGTGTAGCTGAAATGTTAAATGGTCCTGAGAACTACACTCATTTATTGTTTATAGACTCCGATATAGATTTTGAAGCCAAAACTATTTTTAAAATGCTTGAAAAAGACAAAGATATTATATCGTGTCCTTACCCTATGAAAGATTTAAATTGGGACAAGATGTGGAGAAGAACTACTGTTAAAGAAAACGCTGTTACCAAAGCTGAAGAATTAGCTACAGCAGGGTATACTTTCCCTGTTAAAGTAAAAGATCCTCACTCAATAACAGTAGATAAAGGAGTTATTGAACTTACTCATGCTCCTACGGGATGTATGTTAATTAAGAGAGAAGTGTTTGATAAGATGATTAAAGCTTATCCTGAACTAGAAATTTTCCAACCTACTGTCATTAATGGTAAAGAAGTCAAGAAAGACAATATGTATAATTTTTTTGATACTTTACATGATGTTAAAACTAAACGTTATTTTGGAGAAGACTTTGGTTTCTGTCAAAGATGGGCAGATATAGGAGGTAAGGTGTATGGTTACATAGATGACTATATTACTCATGTTGGAGACCATCAATATAAAGGTCGTTTTAGAGATGATTTGTGGCAAGCTACACAACCTGTAAAATCTGTTGACGATACCAAAAAAATCAAATAAAGTACCGTATTACAGGATTTCGATGCCTGCTTAACAATATAAATATATTTAAATTATGGCAATATCTAGATCTTTGATGAACAGACAACTGAGAGCAAACGGTGGAATTATGGACGTTACACCAAGAGAGAATTTTGGTTTAGGGAGTTCACTTAAAAAATTCGTAAGAAAAATTATACCCAATGAAGTAGCGGAAATTGCTACTAAAGCTGCACCGTTTGTTGCACCTTTTAACCCCTTACTTGCAGCAGGGATGTCAGGTATAGGTACCTTCGATCAGACAGGAAGTATTGGAGACTCTTTAAAAGCTGGTGGTATGAATTATGCACTAGGACAAGGTGCTAGATATATTGGTGGTGGAGCTCAAAATTTACAAACAGGTTTTAATCCTTTTTCAGGATATGACGCTTCAGCAGGTTTAACAAGAGGACTTTTAACTAATCCGGTTAGTGATCAAGGTGGTCTTGGTAAGTTTTTTTCTAAACCTAATGCACCTATATCAGAAATTCAAAGTATAGGTGATGCAGAACAGATAGCTGCTCGAGGAAGAACTGTTAACGCAGATAGCATAGGACAATTTACTGAAGGATTGACAGGTGGAAATTCAACTATAGCCGATGCAGCAACTCAAACAATTACAGGTTCACCAAATCAAATAACAATTACGGATTCAATAAAACAAATTGTAAGTCCTAATAGCACTATAGGAGACAGAGGAAATGCAGCATTGGATCTTTTAAAAAGAGGAAGCAAAGCAGCATTTACAAAAACTGACGCTAAAGGAAATAGAGTTATTGACAAAGCAGCAGTGTTAGGAGCAGCAACTTTTGCAGCTTCGTACGCAGAAGCTAGAGCTTTAGCTGCAGATGCTGGAATAGATTTAACTGAAGAAGAGTATGATGAAGCAACTAAAGCAGAGAAACAAGAAGAGTACGCAAGTTACTTAACTAATTTCTTTGGTGGTAAAAAAGATGGCGGTAGAATAGGTTATGAACAAGGAACTAATGAATACATTACTAAAAGAGAACGTCAAAACCCAATGGCTGGGTTAGGTTTGTTAGGCGGATTAGATCCAACAATAGATGAGTCTGACCAAAAAATGATAGTAATAATGACAGAGAACGGACCTCAAATAATAACCGAATTAGAATTTAATGAACAAATGGGTATAAATAATGGAACTGGACCAATAGTAATTGATATGATGAATTTCGGTGACGAGAAAAAACCTAGAATAATTGATTTAGGAAAAGATATGAAAAAAGACGGTGGTAGAATAGGTTACAAAGATGGTACTATTATTCTCGCTGAAGATGAGTTAGCAGAAATAGGTGGAGAACAAGGCCTTAAATTAAAATTACTTGCAGAAAAGTTTATGGATGATGGTATGTCAGAATCTGATGCATACGCAAAAGCTGCGGATAGTTTATATGCTAACGGCGGTAGAGTAAACAGAAGATTAGGTTCACCAGAAAAAGGTGAAGGAGATGGCCTTATGGAAATGTTATCTGTAGAAGTAGATGCAGGTGGCGATGACCAAGAAGATATGTTAATGGCTTACACACCAGGATTTAGTTCACAAGAAAAAAGTTATTTGTTTAGAAGAATGGGAGCAAGTGGTGGAGCAGAGAGATCTTATACTATGCCTCAATTATATAGAATTTTAAAGAACCCTGGAGACTATCCAGAAGATGCAGCAGTATTAAAAGAAATTGCTGTTATGGGTCTTGGTAAAAAAGATGGCGGAAGAATAGGTCTTAAAGATGGGACAGGTTCTTCTAATAGAGTAGCACAATTAATGTTAGAAAGAGATTATCTACTTTCTAAAGACGAAGATGTTTCTTTTATAGACCTAGAGTTAGAAAGAGATTTTGGAATTCAAATGAAAGCTGAGGGTGGTATCATGGAAGCTAAAGCACCCACAGGTCAAATGAGAGAAAACAATGCTGGAGTAGCTGAGAGAGACTACAGACAAACAGGTGGATTTGTTCCAGTTGGAATTAAAGAAAGAGCCGATGATGTCCCTGCTATGTTATCTAAAAACGAATTTGTAATGACTGCTGATGCTGTACGTGGTATAGGTAATGGCAGCGTTGAAGAAGGTTCTAAAAAATTATACAACACAATGAAACAAGCAGAACAAGTAGGTAAAGCATAATGGCAGTAGATTACACACAAACAACTAGACGATCCCCTGAGATAGAAGCGGCTCAAGGAAGTTATCTTGATTTATTAACGCAACAAGTTGGTAGAGCTCCAGGCAGTGCCGGTGTACCTACCTTATCGGCCCTTGGACCACAGATTGCAGGACAAAACGTTTTAACACAACAAGCACAACAACAAGCTGCAACTCAAGCAGGTCTAGGTGCATTAACTTTTGATCCCACAACAGGTGCTGTAACCGGTGCAGGTGCTGGAACAGGTGTTTCAGGTTATGAACCTTATTTAACTCAAGCAGGTCAATACTCAGGACCACAAGCTTACCAACAATTTATGTCACCTTATCAACAAGACATTATTGACACAACTCTTACAGAGTTTGATCAACAAACGGCACAAGGAGTTCCTCAATTAGCGGCTAATGCTATTAACGCGGGAGCTTTTGGTGGTGGAAGAGACGCTATAGCTAACGCTCAGTATGCATCAGACGCTGCTAGAAATAGAGCACAGTTACAAGCTTCAATGTTAGGTCAAGGATTTACTCAAGCAAATCAACTTGCGAATCAAGGTTTCGATCAACAAAGACAATTAGCATCACTACAACCCTCACTAGCTGCAAGTGGAGTACAACAACTCGGTGCAGCAGGTACAGGAAACTTGGCTTACCAACAAGCTTTACTAGATGCTCAACAACAACAAAATCAATTAGCATACAATGAACCTTTAAGTCGAATCCAGTCATTCGGATCAGGAATAGCAAGTCAAGTAAGTGGATCACCTTTGACTACTACCAACCAATCTATGGGTGGTGGAGCAGGAAGTGTTGGACCTTTATCACAAGCTTTATCTGCTGGACTAAGTGCTTATGGTTTGGGAAGTATATTCGGGGCTTAATTTATGTATTTTAAAAGACCATCATTTAAAAGAGGCGGATCAACTGGTATAGGACAACTAACGCCTAGAGTTCATGCTAAAATGGGTTTTCCCAATTTTGGTGTAGGGCAAGGTGACAACACCGGTTATCAAAAATATTTAGAAACAATGAGAGCAAACAAAGCAAACAATGAACCTAGTGGTATTGCTCAAATGGTTTTAGGACCAAGATACACAGATCCTAATTTTGTTTCCCCTTTTTTAAAACCAGACTCACCTTTCTTTTCTAATAGAACAGGTTTTGAGTTTATGAACCTAGGTGCACAAAATGATGGCAGCACTACTTACATGACTAATACAGGTCCTAAAGTTGTTGAAGATATTGAGGACATTAGAATAACATCTGATGCAGATGAATTACCACAAATGGCAGAAGGGGTTCCAGGTGGTGGAGATAAAGAAATGTTCTATGAAAAAACAGGTACAGGTACAGGTACAGGTACAGGTACAGGTACAGGTATAGATGAATCTTTAGGAGAACTTTCTATGAAAGATTCAATAGAAGGTGAAGTAGGTATTCTTAAAGAATTATTAAAAAACACTGGAATGAGTAAAGGTGAAAAAGCTTTACTAGTTGCTAAAGCTATTGGAACTCCAGGTTCAATTAAAGATAAGTTAGACGTAGGTGCCAATGAAGCTCTTAAATATAAAAAAGAAGAGAGAAAACAAGACAAGGCTATAATCTTAACTGCATACAAAAATTACAAAGCAGCTGAACTAGCCGGTGGTAAACTTAATGATAACGAGAAAAAAGTTAAATCATATGTAGCTTTAAAAAGACAAGCAGGAGATAAAAGACCTCAACAAGAATTAGAGTTAGAAGCTATTGAGATAGTTTATAAACCTAGAAGTATAGCTCCAAGCAATCCTAATCAAGAAGTTGCTAAAGATCAATTTACTAGATTAGGTGGTATAACTGAAGTAGGAAGGTTACAAGATGAGATTGCACAATATGAAGGAAAAAAAATAAAAGGCGGTCCAGGAAAAGTTACTAAAGCTAAAGAAGCATTAAAAAAATTAATTATAACAATGCAACTTGCAGGAATGAACGATAGTATTGATGCTTATGG